TTGTCCTTGCGCTGCAAGTGCCGGTATAGCTTGTGCATACTGAGCAACAGCAACGCGGAGAGAATCACGCATTTCTTCAATGTCTACTCGCTGTTCTTCTTGGGTTACGTTTAGATCCATTGGGATTTCACGACGGACATAGTCGCGACTGACGAGTTTATCGCTACGCATTTGTAGGAGCGCAATGATTGCTCGGTTAGGATCCATACCAGACATAATGCCATAACGGACATCAACTCCGTATTCTCCCTTAATGTCCCGTGAAGGGATGTATTTAAGGACAAATGGATTTCCGTCATCGGTTCCCTTAATAGTCTTGGTAACAGTTGGGAATAGTTTTTCATCAAGTTCAAAGCAGACAGAGATTAGTTCACCGAAGATACGTGCAAACATTGCCTGTGCTGACTTGATCTGTGTATCGAATCCGGCTTGTAGCGCTTGAACTCCGCGACCTGTTACAACAGATGCGTCAATCTGTCCTGAACGTGATTCAGGATAACGAGCACCCATACGTAGTTCGCGTTCTAATACACCGGACTCTGTAAAGACTCCTGGTGGTAGGTCTAAACCAACGCGACGAATGTTCTGTGGTTGTGCTGAACGCATAATTGAATCTGGTCCAAGAGCAAGTTCTTGCACATCTTGTGGGATAGCAATAGGTGCTTGGATAGATTTTTCTGCGGCTTGAATTTGAAGAATAGCAAAACGAGCACGGGCTAATTGAACTGATAGCACATCATCGAACTGACCACGTGCTTCGCCATCTAGTGATGGACGTGTAACAACACGTGCTAGGCACTTACCGATTGGGTTAGGCACACGAGCTAGTGTTAAGTTCTTACGCTCTGGTAGGAAGATTAAGTCTTGTTCTGCATCGTGGTAGCGAACCATAGTTATATAAGGGCTACCAGGTTGATAGTTCTGGCGAGCAAGGATTTGCTCAGCAAATTCTGGATACTGAGCAGCAAGTGATTCAGTATCAATATTAACAACTTGGGTCAAAGAAACTGTGCGTCCGAAACGATCTACTTCTGGGTAAACGCCAAAAGGGTTCAATAGGCGGATGCGTGGGTTGTTGCTTTCGTAATCTAGTTCGACAATTGCAACTAGTGAACCGTAGGTGTTATACCAGTCAGCGCCTTGATACATTTGGATAGGCAAATCAGATGAAGTCACATAGAAGTTAGCGATACGTGTTCTGATATCAGCAGCCTTGCGCTGTGCATCTGAAACCATATTGGTAGCTGAGCAGTTGAAAGATGGCATAGGAGCCATCGCCTCTGCTAAGTCACGTGCGGCAACGTCAATGAAGTTAGCGACTAGTGGCTTTGGGTAATCCTCTGAGAACATTGAAGGAAAGACTTTAGAGAGATCACCTTGGCGCACGGAAAGAACGTCGCGCATACGCTGGTCACGTGCTGCAAACTTGGTCTGCAAGCGACCTAACTTCGCATTAACTTCTTTGGCTGTTAACAATGGGGTTCCTTACGATTGGTTAAGATTATTTAATCTTTACGTTTTTCATAGTTTTTTTATCAAATGTATTTGGAAGATTTTTAGCAAATTTAATATCACGTGCTTTCATAGCTTCTGCTGCTTTAGCGGCATCTCCATAAGCTTTTTTTGGATTTTCTTTATTAACTTTTATATTAGCTTTAGCTATATTTTTTGCTACTAAACGTTCTTTAGCGTTTTTATTAGCCTCAATTTTTTTAGCTGGTGATGCAAGTGATTTACCTTGAGCGGCTTTAAGAGCTTTGGCTTCTGCCTTAGATATTGATACATTTTTCCCTTTAGTTGCTTCTTGCATTTTTGCAACTTTTTCAACAGTCTTTTTGTTACTCTTTACCGCTTGAGTTTGAACTTTTTTAGCAACAGCTTTGGTAGCCTTAACTCCGGGCTTAGTGTTTGCAATTTTTTCTATTGCCTTAAAGCCTAGTTTAATTGCAGCCTTGCCAACAGAACCTACGCCTGCCTCTTGAGGATTCTTGGTGTCCATAGACAAAGGCTTGCCAGTCTTCTTGTCTGTTATATAATTCTTCTTACTTGATCCTGCTGGAAGTTTAGCCATTGTCTTCTCCTTAGATGAAGGTCTTGTCTTTTTGTGCGAATAGTTCGTCTAGGTTAACGACTATTCTCTTACGCTTTTCTGCTGTTGATAAAAACGGATTCTTTAAATGGTGGGTAGCATAGTTACCATAGTTGAGCATTTCTCTTGCTCTGATCTCACAGAACCAAAGTGCCATTACTAAGTCGGTCTTACCCTTAGTAGTAGGCGACCAAGTAATCAACTGCTCTATTAGAGCCTTGACATTTTCTGTCTGATCTGAGGGGAGATGTATTAAGTTATCTCTATGGTGCTTACCGTCGTGCTGTTTGCTTCCAAACAAGGTAGCCATAGAAGCTACACCGAATCCGCTATCCCATTTATTGTTTCCAGTGTGGTGCTCGCGTAGTAGAACGCCGCGAGATGCTAGATGCTGACGGATACCTTCGTCTTGAGTAAGGAACGACTGAAAGGCGTTCTTCTCAACTATCCATTCACTAGGTGAATAGAGTGAAGTCCAATTGAATATCAAGTCGCGGATAGCCGCAGGACTTGGTCTAGTAATCTTTATAGCGTCTATGATGTAGCGCTTATTACTTGATCTATCAATTGCGTAGCAAATCGCGGCAGTATCACCAATCATCGCGGGGTCTAGCCCGCAGATAATACTGAAGCCTTGTAAATCTCGTGGATGTCCAGGATGTCCGGCAACCAATGGACCTGCTTTACGCATTCCATCAATACTTCCCCTGACACATACTGGGTCAAAGGCTGAGTCATCTGAGATATCTTGTTGCTGATAAATCAAAGCCCAGGTCGAAGCGTCCATAGATTGACGTTCGTTGTAAAGGTTACGTCCAGACCAGCGAGGATATAAACCTTCTGCCGTGAGTTCTACTTCGGTCTGTCCATCGAATGGAGCATCGGAGTAGGGCCACAAGGTTTCCCACTTGTCAGGGTCTTCATCAGCCGTAAGTAGGGCTGGCATAGCCAGATACTTCCAAGGGACTAAGCCACCTGGGTATCTGTCTTCGTTGCGTAGTTCCTTGTATAGATCTACAGAGGCAACGCGGGTTCCAATAATAATAAGTTTACCAGTAGGGTTAAGACGGGACCTAACGTCCTGCGTCAACCACTTGATCTGGCGTTCAAAGTCATTTGCGTTACTTAGCGTTACAGCATCGTCTACAATAATCATATCGGCACGTTTACCGTAAATCTGACCGCCGATACCTACTGCCTCGATGTTCGGGTCTTTTTCACCGGACTCACGCAGTTCATCACCGAAGGTGATTCGAGTAGCCTGCCAAGAGGCTGACTTAGAGTTGAACCCTACGCCAGCAGCATATGCACTTTGAAGTTCCTGATACATTGGATGTGTTAGGCGTTGCTTGATGGCGTAGAGAAAGTCTGCTGCTAGGCGTTGAGTCTGGGAAACTATCAAGACTCTAAAGTTAGGATTACGAGCTACCATCCAAGTTACATAGTCTACGGTCACCGTAATTGACTTGGCGTGGTTTGGCGGGATGTTAATAAGGATTCTATTATCAGATACGCCAGGTTCATACTTCATAGAAGGGTGTAGCCACCCTGGGGTTCTACCCTCTATCAGATCTATTAGATTCTGCTGATGGGCGAAAGTCTTAGAATTTAAAAAGCGTTCTCTAAATTCGGCGAAGGATATATCGTGGACATCGCCGGAGGCAAAAGCTTTATCCTTTAGACCTAGTCTTGTTCGGTCCATCTTGTCGGCGAAGACCTTATCGGTGCGCCGGTAATATTCATAAGTCTTCATAGACTTACCAGCCGAGGCACAGGCTGCGTCTACAGTCATACCTTCTGCTATACAGCCGAGGATAATCCTCTTTGCTATATCTGCTGAGTTTTCTGCCACGTATTCCTCCAAGCGGCGTAATGCCGCGAAATAAATTTCATTACTAGGTTGAGGAATTTATACTAGGCGCGAGTATTTAAATAGATCTCACCCAACTAAAAGCGGTGCCAAGCACCGCACTGTTTAGGTTTGGCTCCCGAAGGAGCCCAAGCGAACTGAGGGGTAAATATAGGCTCAGCCTTGGGGGCCTCGCCAGAGGCCAACCGTAGGTCGCAAAGCAGACTGCAATTAGCTTTGCTCCCTATATAGTATAAGGCAGTAAATTTTAGGCATTTACCGCTTTCTTGTAAAAAATCTTTTAAATGTGGTGTAGTTCACTAAAATAGTATACAGATCGGGGGCATAGTGTCTAATTACAGCCCTTTCACTTTAGGAAAAATATTTATTCGTGCTACACAATACAACACCACCGTCATATTAACAACACCGGGTCCGGTTTTTTCTGCCCTACCCGTTACGGCGCGGCCCTATTTCTGCCAGATTAGCGGCGATACCGTAAAGTCCCGGCGGTTAGTGCGGCGGCCCGGGCTTACTATTTAACCGGCGATAATTCACTAACTCCCCTAAGCCCTAAGCCCTAACCGATAGCCCGGACCTAACACCTATCCCGGCCCGGCCCTATATCTCCCGGCCTAATCTTTCCCACCTATTGCCCGGACCTAACCCGTCGAGGCCCGGACTATTGGACCCGGATACGGAGCTGAGTTTTGGCCCGGTTAATTAAAAGAGATCCGACTGCCGGAGCTCCGGACTTGCCTAGTCCGACTTAAAAACTTATTGAAATTCGATCGAATAGCATAGACACGCATAGACAATTGCTGCTATCCTAGATCTATTGAAGGACACCGAAACCCCTTCAAGGAAAGAGTAAAGAGATGATAATTACGCAGAAGAATTACAAGGGCCGCGTTTGGACTTGCGACGAACACAATAACAAGATTGAAGGGATGATTGCTGAAGGCAAGGCTGAAGAGGCTATGCGCCTTGTTGCAATTCTTAACCCTAAGAAGTCTAAGGGTATATGCAAGGAATGCGCCCGCCTTTATTACGCAACCCCTAACTGCAACCGATAAGGAGAAGGAATAATGATAAAAGTTACGGAATTCGACGGTGTTACTAGCGGTAACACTTATCCAATTGAACTAGTAATGCACGAAATTAAATTATCTTCACCGGCCGATAGTAAAGTGAATTGGGAATTTCCCGGCTACGTGTCCATAGTTTTATCTAATGGAAGGGAGATTGCATTCGGTGAGTCACTAGAGGCCGACACCGGTTATTCGTGGAATTGTTACGAAATAGACGGCACTAATAACGTAATCGGCTCATTCGATGATTTAAAAGATATTAAAGAAATTGCTAATGAATTGTGGCGCCAGGTTTCACCACTAACTAAGGAGAATAAATAATGAATATCCTCGAGCAGACTCTAACCGTTTATATTCGCGGCGTAATGATTGCCGTGCTAATTCTTGCCGTGCCTTTTATTATCGCGGCCATTAAGGATATTAATCAACTAACTAAGGGAGATAAAAATTAATGAATATTTACTCTATAAATATTATATTCACCACCGATAGACCACTAAGTGAAGAAGAAATAGACCTATTACGCAGCCAGGTATTCGCTCAAATTGAGGAGCCAGTCAATGAAGAAGGCGCTGACGTCGAATACACCACCCAATTACTAGGAGGTAAAAAATAATGGCGACGATAACTAACCCAAAATTCTGGCAATTACTAGAGACACCACCGGACTATGCGGCGCACACTAACGCGCTCTATGAATGGTCCCTTAACTATGACGCCGGGCAAGGACCGATTACCTTATTCCTAGACCTAATCGGATATTCTGCTAATGAATACGGCGCCCCACTATTCGACTTATCGAATGTCCACCGGACATTAGGCTACCTAGAGTTAGATTACCTAGGAGACGCATTAAAAGAATATGCGGACCGGCCTAGTGACGTAATGGCGTGGCTCGAACAATTACTTAATGCTGAATTAGCCGATTAGTGCCGGCCCGTCGGTTACGGCCTAAGCCGTAGCCGGTGGACTGCTACTAATAGCAGTAATTACCTAATGAAAGAGGTTAAGAATATGGAAACACTAAACAAGCCGGACACCTTGCAAGGTCTAACGCTCGACGCTAGCACGGCCCTAGACCTACTTACCGGCGCTGCTATTGCGGCGCATAGTAAGGCGGACCTACCGGCCTTAAATTGCGTAAACGTGAGCGCGAGCTCCGGGATCTTGACGGCAGTCGCTACCGATAGGTATCGCTTAATCTATGGCGAAATAAAGCTTGAAAGTGAGAGAGAGGGCGAGAGCGAGGGCGAGGGTGTTAATTTTGATCCGATTAGCATCCCACTGGCAGACATTAAAAGAATAACCGCAGCTATTAAAGGGCTAGGCAAGGCGGCCCTAAGCCGGGCCACGCTATCGCTTAACCGTGCCGGGGATATCCTTACCGTAACTATTAACGCGGGAGAGGGCGGCACTAATCTAGTTATTAACCTTTACACCGGGCAGCAATTCCCACCATATAAGCAACTCTTTAACGGTGAGCCGGTCCCGGTTAGTGAGCTGCAACTTAATGCCGATTACCTTGCATCATTCGCTAAGGTCCCGACTAGTGGGGGCGGGCAGCAATTCACCTTTACCGGGGACCGTAAGCCGATTAAGGTAAAGATTAATCACGACGTAATTACGTGGCACGGGCTACTTATGCCTATGCGGACTATCTAATTTAGAGGCGGCCCGCCGGTTATCGCTTACGCGGTAGCCGGTGGACTACTCCTAACCGGGTAGATTCCTCTCGCAAGGCGTGAGAGGGCAATTTAAAGAGAGAGTGAGCGAATGACAATAGAGCGCAACTATGCGGGAGCGTGGGTTATCTACGCTAGCGATAGCCGGGGATACCTAGTAACCCGCAGCTATTACGGCTATAACAAGAGAGAGAGCATTAGGCTCTTTCGTCAATATATGAGAGAGGGAGAGTAATGGGGCAGCCGATGACGTGCGCGGACTGCGATAAGCCGATTAAAGTAACTATCGAGCCTTACGGGTCCGGGAGAATGGCAGTATTCACTTGTAAAGATTGTGGCATTAGCTACGATACTAATATAGACTAACCTAACCTAATGAAAGAGGGAGATAATGAATAAAACCGTGAACGATATGGTCCGGGAAGTGGTAGAGGGAGAGGGCGAGCTTTGCTCGACCTGCGGGAAAGATAAGGATTCATTTAGTAAAGAGTGGGAATACGCTCAGTGTCAGATCTGCTCTATGGTAGAGGGCGAGGGCGAGAGAGAATATACGTGCAGCTCTTGCGGGTGGGAGATAATCAACTCGAAATGGTGGTTAATAGCTCAGACTCACTCCGGTAAATACTTATGCGATGACTGCGAGATGAGTCTAATAGTGAGTGAAGGAGAGGGTGTCTAATGAACGCTATCTTCTATTCAACTATGATAGACGCAGACTGCGAGGACTGCGGTAAGACTTATGAAGATATCCCGGCGCAAATCGGCGGCGGGATAGTGGTATGGACCTGCCCGGACTGCGGGTATGAGAGAGAGAGAGCAAGAAATGACTAGACCAACACCGGAATACTATCAAGCTAAGGCTGATCTCTGCGAGAAGTTAGCTATTCAGCAGATATGGGCAGGTAATACCGATATGGGTATGCGTAACATAATGCGAATGACCCACGCACTAGCAGAAATACAATTAAAAGAGAAGGAGGAGGAGAATGAGTAATGTAATCAGCTTTAAGGGTAAGACCACGAACGTAACCTTCTATGAAGTGGTAGATGAGCAAGGCATAGCCATATGGGGTGGGGGAGATGTCACCGAGTGTATTAGGTTTTGGCGTAATGGTCCGATAAACTCTCGCATATTCGTAACGAGCTGGTCGGAGGACGGCGAGGACGCCGCCCTAGTAGGCGAGCCGATAGATGTAACTTTCCTAGTCCTAGCAGGGATCACTAACACACTAGAGAGGATAACCCGATGATGTTTGTTGGCTTGGTCGTAGTTTTACTACTGGCCTACGTAATAATTACCGTTGATTGGAAACTTAATGGAAGATAAAAGAATTGCTGCTGCCAAGAAAAGAGCAGTAGCTCAACGTAATTATCAAAGAGCGAGAGCGAGAGCGCTAACCAAGTTAGCTAACGCTTTTCCTAATGAATATAAAGTTTATCTGGAGGAGGAGAAGATTAATGATTACACGCAGGGGAAGACTTGGATTGACCTTGACGGTAACACTAATGCTAGTGTGGACACTAACACCGGCACCGTTACCGATAGAGGTAGAGATACACCGACCGAAACCCGCAATAATCAATCACGGGCCGGCAACTTATGAGCAGAAGTTACAGAATAAAAAGCTCGCAGCACGTTACGCTTACCTTGCTTTCGGGTGGAAAGGGAGAGAGCGAGAGTGCCTCATCGCCCTTTGGACCCGTGAGAGCAGGTTTGACCACTACGCCAGACCTCTCGACCATAAGGGCAGACCAAGATCGTCAGCTTTTGGTATTGCTCAGCACCTTGGAGAGACAAGCAGAGATCCTGCTACTCAAATCTTACGAGGCCTTAGATACATTTCTCACAAACACGACACACCTTGTAGAGCCAACTCTTTCCAACGAAAGAACAACTACTACTGAGGAGTCTAAATGATTACAGGAGTATCACTATTCGCAGGAGTAGGTGGCTTTGACCTGGCGATGGAACGCAACGGAGTTAATGTTGTTGCTAATGTGGAGATAGATAAACATTGCCAAGTTCTATTGGAACGTAAGTTCCCTAACGCAAAACAATTTAATGATGTAACAACAGTAAAGGGAGAGGACTTAATAAATGCAGGATTTAATCCAAGCAGAGGAATTATTACAGGAGGATTTCCCTGCCAAGATCTCAGCGTCGCTGGCAAGAGGGCTGGCTTGGCTGGCGAACGAAGCGGGTTATTCTGGGAGATTGCCCGAGTTGTGGAAGAAACGCAAACAGAATGGTTCATACTCGAAAACGTCCCTGGTCTGTTATCCAGT